CCCATGACCAGTGATAGTTACCGTTACATCTGTAGAAGTATTTGTAGTCGCAAAACAGTTATCGGTGTCCGTAGATGTAAACGTAGCCCGTAAAGGAGTGATGTCGTACAAGTTACCACCAGCTTCAATATAGACTTTTTTATGCGTACCTATAGCTAGTAAGTTATCCGAGTACGAAGTAATCCAGTTGAGCAGACTACGTGCTACTCCTAAGTAAGACTCAGATGTTGCCTTGATCCAGCCACCAATTTTCTCTGGAAAGCCCGCTCGAAAGCGTATCTTGTCACAGTCATACCACCCACCTTCGTTCGTGTAGTTAGCCTGATCGCGGTTAATACCCGGTTTGAACTGTAACTTGATAAGAGGCATCTGAGTATTCCTTATGCAACGTTCTTCATGCGCTCACACAGGCGGCCCGCTCGGTTAGGTACTTGATTGTACCACTTGCTATCCGCCATCTGGATAGCAGCTTCTGCCCAATCGCGTGCGTCTACCGCTGTCTTCATCATCTTAAACTGACTCAAACGTGGACGGCCCATGTTAAACATCATGTTGGCGATAATTAGCTGTACTTCTTCTGGTAGGTCATCCCAGTCATCATAGAGCTTCTTGCACTCACCGATAGTGATCTGCACATCCTGCTCAAACACTTCTACTACACGGGCCTCGTCTACAGGAGTACCGACTTCTTGCCCGTTCTCTGGATCATCTTCAGTAACTAAATGCCCAATACCAAACGTAGGCAGTCCAAGGTGATCTAGGTAAATTTCATACTTGCAGCCTTCGTCGTACTCCAGCTCCATGCGTAGTTGGTCGATATTCATCATTGCTTACCCTTCTTCATAGCCATGAGTTTGTCTGCGCCCTTAACGCCAAATGACGCGCTGACCGCAATAAATAGTAAGTATTGATACCATTCCGGCAAGGAATTGAGTGCGCTAAACGCCTCGTCCATACGAGCAATAATGGCTTGGTCGTCCATCGCCACGCTGTAGGCAACAGCGATCAGGGGCGCACTGAGGATCAAGCTGAACCATTCATCCTTCCAAGATGACTTGGTTGCATCAGCCATAGATGCTTCCCAGTTAGCATCATTGTTTATCTTATGGATCTTGGCTTGCTGAATTGCTTTCTTCTCTTCAGCCTTCCCTTTGATAAAGTCTTTGCCTAGCTCAAGTGCTGGGCCTAGTAGCATGTTAAGCATAACGTTACCCCGCTATTAAAGCCGTTAAAAAAGAAATTGAAGAAATAACTGCGACGAATTGGACATCGCTTAGACTAAGCATTTTTATCACCCACTAATAGCCAAATGGCAAATAGACAAACAATTAATCCAGATACAAACTCCATATTAACTGTCCTTTTTCTTCCCTGCGATTGCTGACGCCCCAAAGAATGCGCTTACTAATACGGCAATAGACGCAAAGTAAGTAGGAGCGATGTCAGCGATTAGTTGCGCGGCAGTACCCATAGCGAAGGCATCAGCAAGAAAAATCCCAAATGGATACAGTAGAAGACCAATAAGAGCAAACCAAGCCATCTTACGGATCGAGTCACGCTGGGCGTCCTCGTCTTCCATCTTGCGGCGCATGTCTTCCAACATGATTCTGCGTTCTTGTTCATCCAGCACACCGTCGCCATTGAGGTCGTACTTTTGCATTTCTTCTGTCATATCAATATCTCCAACACATTGTTCTTCGTTTCTATGACTTGGGCATTCTTTCCGTATGTTATTGATTCTACTGTGTATTGATTCGAGAGCCTCTGCCAGTTTATATATGGAAGTTCCTTTGACTTCTGCTGGTACTCCGTAACCGGACACCATGCGTCGGGCTTCCTGTAAACGGGATGAAAAGGACTTATGAATAAGTCGCTCATCCACTACTTACCTTTAAGACTAATAACCCACAGTAGTAAGGCCACGGCCCCGCCCACAGCACCGAGAACAGCAATGCCAACAGCACCATACAAAAATCCATTCTGTATGGCTTTTTTTCTAGCCAGTTTTTTAGCTTCTGCACGCTTACGCTCGTTCTCCCGCATTTGCTTACGGTTGGCTATGAACTTTTGGTAGTCATCCCACAGTCCCGCCCGACCGTTGTAGATAAACATTTGCTTGACTTCAGCCTCATGACGCTTGATGTCCTCTAGAGCCCAAAAAGCCTGCATGTCACCATCTTTAGCATCTTTCTCTAACTGGTCTTTTGCGTCGGCTAGCTTAGTTAGATCCTTGCCCATTTCACCGACGGACTGAACATGCCCTGCAAACTCTTTAATTGCGCCAATAGCCTCGTTCGCTATCTTGATCGCTGCTATGGCTTCAAAAATCATATCTAGGCTCCATCGTCGCGGCGCACAGTGAAACTTGTACCGCCATTGTGAGATGTGTTGATCCCTGTCACTGTTCGACCCGAATAAAATCTAACCTGAGTCCCCGGAGATGCTGTGCCAGTGAAAGTGCCATCGGATGACACCACCCTGTAACCTTCTTTAACGTAGACAGTATAGGTTGTGTCTGTACCCGGCCCTTGCGTATATCCTTGAGAATGAAATGCGTCTAAGGATTGAAACGTAGATAGCATGTTTTCAATATCAGCAGAGTCAGGGGCTAGTCCACCAGTCATTATTGTTGTTTCAGAGCTAAACCCAGTCAGGCCATGTATTTTTGTACCATTAACGTTTATGGTGCCCGGAGAGTTCGGGCTAGATATAGTAGTGCCGTTGACATTTATAGTGTCCTCGTACCAGCGCTTAGTATCTCCGTCGATAACTAAAGCCATAATTAGTCGCTCGTATAGATGTTGACGGTGCTACCACTCACTTCTACACGTATTGCACCGCGTACACTTGATGTAGCATACGGAAGCCGCGCACCTGCTACAGTGCCCTGTGAGATGTTTGAACCGCTAAGTTGGGTGATGTTATCGCCTGTGCCCGCAAGAGTTACACCGCTTATCGCGCCACCTGTGATACTAACGTTGTTCGCGTCTTGAGTAGCAATAGTGCCTAAAGAACCTGTGGCCGCATCGACATAAGCAGTTGTAGCGACTTTAGTTGAGTTATCAGAAGCAGACTGTGTCGTTGCGGTTACTGAACTAGCTAAGCTACCTGTAAGCCCTGTGACCGCTGGTGATGTCAAAGTCTTGTTAGTCAGCGTCTGGGTCGCAGCTTCCGTTACAACCGGATCTACTGTTGCACCTATTGTAAGAGACGTAAGGTGTGTAGTTACATCTACTACGTTAGACCCAGTCGAATAGACCCACATAGTCTTACCAGCAGGGACAGATACCGTAGAGCCAGTCGAGTTAGAGATAGCAACGGCATCAGCACAGCCGTTGTTAACAATGTAGGTTTTCTCGATGTCAGGCACGGTCAGCGTACGCGCTGTTCCGCCAGTAGTACCCGTCAAGTTGAGACGTACGTTACGTGCGGCCTGTGTCGCATTGGAGTTGGTAAGAGTTATAGAGAGATCTGAGCTAGAAAACGTCACATCAGCAGACCCAACAATTGCTTCTTCTAGCGTCGTACCTAGGTTTGTGTTCGTGATCGAACCCCAAGTGGTTGCTTTCTCACCTGTGGTAATCAGCTCAAGTTTCAGATTGTTACTATATGTACTCGCCATACTTCACCTACGTTTCTATCTCAACCCACGTTACCGTGTTGCCATCATCCACGAGCGTCCACGTGGTGCTTTGTGAATCATCTACGTCTACCCAGCTCGGAGTCTGGGCGTCATCGATTTCGCCCCAAACAAACGCTACGCCGAGTTCGCCTGCGGCCACCACACCAGTTGGGGTTATCGTAGCATCTGCAGTAACTGTAATGCTACCAATTGCTGTAGTAGCTCCAAGCCCAGTCTCAGTAACTATGGCTTCCGCATCGACGCCTTCGTCCCCTACAGCGGTATTAGCAGCTACACCTGTGACATCTAGTGACGCATCCGCAGTAATAGTTACATCAGCAACCGTGGCCGAGCCCTGAACACCCGTAATGTCTATAATCGCGTCTGCTTCAATAGTTACGCTGGCTGTGGTGGTAGTAGCAGAAACACCCGTAGGACGTACATTGATACCAATACCAACGGTTTCGTCGCCTATCGCTGTGCTGGCCTCTACGCCAGTTACTTCAACCCGTCTACCAGTGGTAATTTCTACAGAGCCAACCGAACCTGTAGCATCGACTCCAGTTACGTCTGCGTTTGCATCAGCATCAGTGTCTTCTATACCAACAGCGGTGGTAGCGGATACTCCGGTAACATTTAATACAGAGTTGGCGGAAACGGTTACGACATCGACAGTAGAAGTTAATTGAAGCCCCGTTTCATCTACACTGGCTTGCCCATCAATAGTTACACTAGCAGCGCTAACAGTAGCTGAGACACCCGTGCCTGTTATGTTAGCTTGTGCATCAATGCCTTCGTCGCCAGTATTAGCATTAACAAAAATACCAGTTACGTTAACAGATGCTTTTGCGACTACAGATACTGTTCCTACAGTGGAAACAGCACTTAACCCCGTTACTTCTACCTCAACGCCTATAGGAGCATGCGAAAACGCACTTGAAGCAAACGGGGTATTACCGAACATCAGTCATCCGCATCCTGTATGGTTAGCTCACCCGCCTCAACCTGACGCATGATTTCTGCGTAGTGGCGGTTGGCAGGGTCTAGTGGGACTGACATGGTGATGCCGTCAATGGTTGCTTGGACTAATGTATTAACACCATCTATGTCTTGAATGTACTGCGCTGAAGTAATATTCATCTGTTCCATTTATAGCTCCGCATCAAAAAGTAAACCCGAACCAGATAGATAACATTCTAGCCAATGAGCGTCACCGACTTCTCCCCCAGAACTTGCGAGACCTACGCGCACGCTTTCTGGAGAAAAGATATTCATACTAACAGCACTTTCTGAAAAATTAGTACTAGCCCCACCGGGGTAAGCTCTGTAAGTTCCTGTTAGTACAGTCCCTGTCGGCGCAGATCGCATTGTTACAGGAAAATGGTAAACACCATAGTGAGTAATATCATTGTGATTACAAACTAAACAAATGTTGTTACGGTAAGAACCATCATGTTTTACTTTACAAAAGTACCGCTGACACAACGCAAGCTCCTCCCCGTATGAGCGATGCTCGAAAGGTGTCGCAACAGAGCCGACTTCGAGTTGGACTCCGGTGATGTAGAAGGTTGCTCCATTAGTACCCAGTAAATTTGTCGCTCCAGTTGCAGAACGATAGTCTGCGCTAGCCCATGTTCCGGCA